CTTCGATTGTATTCCCCCATCATTGATAAAACTAAACCTTTGTTGTCTTTATTTTTAAGCTCTATTTCTATTTTTGCTCTGTATCCTTTGTCATCTACAAAAGATATTATTTTATTATATTCTGTATTAGTCATAAAACCCACCTACCATACTATATCTTGATTTTGATTTATTTCATATCCTTCCATTTAAACCACCTTTAAAATTGTTTCATCATCTTTATAGCTTACCATAATTAAAGTTTTATTATTAATCTTGCAGTATTTATTTATTTCTTTATCGCTTAGTTTTTTAGATATTTTAATTTCTTCCATTTAAACCACCTTTGACGCTCTTCTTTCTAGTTCTTCTTCTATTTGTTCAATTTGCATTATGTATTTTATACGATATATTTTCTGTTGATATACTACCTCTACTAATTGTTTATACTCTTTAATTAAATCTTTATATAGGTAGTCTTTATATTCCATTTAAACCAGCTCTCACTCCAGAAAACAAGAAGTAACAGAATCATATACAATGTCTCTAGGGTAATCTTTTTTATATTGAAATGCCCGTTCTTCGTCATCTATACTCATTCTACAAGGATAACCCTTGTTATATTCTGAATATTTATCCCAAATTTGATACCTACCAACCATTCTACCACCCTCTTTATATAAATTCAAAACTTGTTGGTTCTATTGTTATTAAAATACTTTCTTGGTCTAGTTTATCTTTTAATATTTGTATAACTTGTTTTAAAGTGTCATATTCAACGCCAAAGGTATTAATAAAAGATATTAATAAAGCATTCTCCTGCTCAGCGTTCCAATAGCCTTTAATGGTGTTGACATTAAAACCTAGTATATTTATATTGATTAATTCTTTACTTATAATTTTTAAAGCAATTTCTTTTTTTATTTTAGTTATCATATCTTTTTTATTTAATCCAATAAATAAATTTATTTTTTTATTGTTAATTTCTTTATTCATTAAATCACTACTCCTATATTTCTTTTTTTTTCAAATAAACACTAATCTTGACCCCCGTAGGTAAGTGTGAAGATTTTGTTTTTATATATTCCAAGCTTATTTATATATTATAATATTATTAGATTAAGCAATTTGCTTAATCTTATTAATATATGAGTATATAGCTTATAGCTATATACGAAGATATTAATATTATTATCTTAATATATAATATATATTATAGCGAAGGAATTACAAAATATTTGCAACTTATCTTAGGTAGACGCTTTATTTTTTCTTTTTTCTATCTATTAATAATCATAATCTACAACTACATAATTATTTTTAAATTTAAAATAATTTATAAAATTGTATTTATTTTTACAAATATTTAATAATTCTTGTATACTTATATTACTTATATTTATTACATCTTGCATAATCCCACACCTCTTACAATAATAATATTCTTTTTTACTAATCCTGTTTGGAATTAGATATATATAGTATAACTATTCTATATTTAAATCCTTGCTGTTGACTTTCCTAACTATTTGTAAATGGAGGGTTAGAAAAGTAAACTACATCATAACAATAAATAAAGTGTTTGTTATTCTGTGCTATACCTTGCCAAGACTATACAAAAATATAGTCCTAGAACACGCACAAGCACAGCAAGGATAAGCAAAAACATATTTTGGGTAGTAGTATATACAAAAAACAAAACAATAGGCTATTTTGTTGTTACTACATAATAGAATAAAGAAAATACAACAAAAAATAGGGCTAGGGTAGTTTCACGAGAGAGCAAGGGAGAATAAAGGTATAGTCATGTAAATGTATATATTATATTATTTAATTATAATCCTATGATAATTTAAGTTTATAGATATTATAATGTCCCATGTAAGTATGTATTATTTTAATAATTATAATGCCAAAACATTTAAATATAACTTGCTATTATTTAATTATGAACAAATTTGATAGAATGGCTATTGATACTATAGGGGTAAATTACAAATATAAAATACTTATGAATTTTACTTACCTAATTAAAATATTAAATAAGAATAAATCACTTTTAGAGTTACTTAATGAAACCAGATGGGAATATTCTAAATTGATGGGTTATGTAAGACTAGGGGTAGTACATAATTTATTTCATTGTTATAATTACAACTCAGAAGGAATATGGTTATCTTTTAATAAAAGATTTAAATTTGATGATTTAAGTAAAGTATTAAGTTTAAGTGATTTAAAGTTTTTGAGTGAATTTGAGAATAATAGGTGGTAGAATGTTAAGTCCTGCAAAGCTTAGTGAGTTGTATAGATTGGTTTTTATAGAAAATTTAAGTAATGATGTTGTTTTAAGTAAGATGAGATTAAAGGCTATGGAAATTAGTGAGAAGGAGTTAAGAGATTTTAGAAAGAACGCCTTAACATTAGTAGATAAGAAAGAAGTTGGTACTTACTTACTAGATTCTATTGAACAGGTTAAGATTGATTTTGAAGATTTAGTACAGAAGACTAAAGGATTGATAGAGCGAGCTGAACAGACAAAGGATGAGCAATTATTATTATCTGCTTTGGCAGAGAATAGACAGCAATTAGCATTAGCAATGAAAAGGTTAGGTGAATTAACAGATAAGGTTACTAATGTTACAAATATAAAAACTGATAGCATTAATGTTACCAATATTGGGGCTGCTTTGTCTGAATTGCTCACTACAATGAATGCTGAAGAAATTGATGGTAAAATAGTTTTAAATAGTCCTAGTCCTGAATTACTTATAGATTTAAGAAGAAATAAAAATAATTTAAACAAGAGAGATGTTATAGATGGAGAATTTGAAAGAGTTAAAGGCTAGAATGGATTTTAAGTATTTTAATAAAGAAATACTTGGTAGAGAATTTCCCCAATTTCATTATGATATATTTTATGAGTGGGTTAAATCTGGAAAACCTTATGCATGTATAGAACTCTCAAGAGGATTTGGAAAAAGTTTTTTCTACTCTGACTCTTATTTATCTTGGAGATTGTTTAGAGAAAAAAACTTCAAGGTTATGCAAGTATCATCTACTTTAGCTCAGAGTACAAATATGTCTGACCAACTTGGAAATACTTATGATAGTAATGACTTATTAAAAGGGCTCATACCGAAAACAGGGGATAGTAATTGGTCAAAACAAAATAAAGATTTTAATAATGGTAACAAATTAGAAGTTAGAACATTTGGTAGTGCTATTAGAGGCGGACATTACGATTTAGTAGATGCGGATGATATTTTAAGAGATGCTGAATATTCTAATAATCAAAGTAAGGAAATATTTTGGGGTATTGTATATCCCACAGTTCAAACTAGAAGAGGTAATCTTATATTTGTTGGAACTCCTATGTCAGAAGATGATTTATTTCATGAAATTGAAGATAAAATAAAAGAGGATAAAGGATTTGCTTCAAAATGGTTTTTTAAGAAAATGCCTGCAATCATAACTGATGATTTAGGTAATTGGGTGGAATCATTATGGAAAGAAAGATATTCACTAAATGACTTAAAAGATATAGAGTCTGCTATTGGTAAACAAAGATTTGCAAGAGAATATATGTTAGACCCAATATCATTTGATTCTTCTTTTTTTAGAAAGGACGATATAATAAATTCATTATCAACAAATTATAAATTTGAGTATGATTCTATAAAGGGTTGTGTTGCTTTAGGCGGGTCTGATTTTGCTATATCTCAAGAAAGTAGAGCAGATATGTCAGCTACATTTGTTGTTAATTTATTAGAAGGAAAACATGAAATAGATTATGGCGATAGAAAAGAAACTGTAGATTGTCCTATTATTGTTAGATATGCTTATATGGCTAGAGGTATGACTTATGGAAATCAATTGGATTTTCAAAAAAGGATTTATTCACAATATAAATTAACTTCATTGGTAATAGATAAAACAAACTTTGGAATAAACTTTTACAATGATTTACTAGGAAAGATAAATGTTGATGGTCAAGACTTTCCAGTTTCAAAAAGAAATGCTTTATTATATAATCTTAAAAATATTTTAGAATCTGGTAGATTAATTATACCTTATAAAGATAATGAATTACAAACAAAATATATTATTAAAGAGTTAATCTCACAATTAAAAGGATTCTCTTTAGACCCAAATAGTTATTCTATACAATCAAGAGCTAAACATGATGATTTAGTTATTGCTTTAGCATTGTCTTTAAAGAAGGTTAGTCCAAATAGAGTTTCAAACACTGGAGATTCTAGAATTTATACTATTGAAGATGTGGATAAAAAAGATGATGATGAAGATTTAGGAGAGCCTTTAATAGTTACTCAAGACATGTTATGATTAAAGCATTATGTTAGATTTATAAATCTAACTATTGTCTTTATAATTGTGTCTAGGTGATTTAATGAAATTTATAACTCTATGGAACTCATTTAAATTTAAGTTCTTGAGAGTTTATAAACATGATAAATCACAAAAATTCTTATTTTCTACAATTCCTACTATCATTGTCTATGGGATAATGTTTAATTTATTACTTTTTTCGTTTGGAATTGTTTCTTTTAATTTACTTTATATAATTAGTTTGGGATTCTTATGGGTATTCTTATATGAAGACTTTACAACTTTTATTAATAAGATGAAGGGATAATATGCTTGATTTACGTTTTGAAGAATTAGTTGCTAAAAAAGATAATGAAGAAGTTGATATTGAAACTAATGGTGGGACTCAAATATATTTAAGAAGTACACAGAAAAATTCAACACTTGTTAAGCGAGCTGATTTAGAATTAGCATATAGAACTGACCCTATTTGTTTTAATTCTGTAAATTTATATGCACAAACAGCTATGCATGCAGGTTCAAAGTTTATGAGTATAAATAATGTTGACTGTGGGGATTCTATAGAATTTTTAGATACATTTTTTGATAATCTTGGAGATTCAGGTTTAAAATTAGATAAGGTTGAATTTACAGATATGTTATTTAGATATTTATGTATTTGGGGAAATTTTTATGCTGAAAAAGTTTATAATAAAAAAGGAAATATTGTTGATTTAAATGTTATTGACCCTAAGAAGATAGACTATGCTAAAGATTCATCTAGTAATATAATTTTTGATAAAAATAATAATCCAATAGGATATGTAGTTACTTATGATTATGGCTCTACTGACAAAGAAGTTATTTCTAAAATACAACCACCAAAAGACGTAACTATGCATCCAAATTCAATATATATCCCTATGAAAAATATATGTCATTTGAAATTATATACTTATGGTGATAATTTAGAAGGTATAGGAATAATAGAACCAGGTTATTTAGATAGCAAATATAAATTAAATATAGAAAAATCATTTGCTAATTTAACTTTAAAATATGCTAATCCAAAATTAAAAATTAAAGTAGGTGACCAAACTCATGAACCTACTCCAACACAATTAAAGAATGCTTTATCTTCTGTTGCTAATGTTAATCAAAACACAGAATTTTCATTACCATACTGGGTAGATATAGATATTTTACAAGCTAAACAACCAGACCAGGTTGCAAATATTTTACAATATTATATTTCACAACAAATTGCATCTACTGGCGTTCCAAGTGCATATTCTACAGGGGGTGGAGATGCAACAAATAGGTCTACTCTAAATAGACAAGAATATATGATGAAATTAAGATTAAAAGATATTTTAAGACGAGTATCTATGACTTTTGAAAAACAAATAATAAATCAAATATTAGAAACCAATGGAAGAGGACAATATAAGAATTGTGTTAAATTGCATTGGGGGGAAATATCTACTGAAGATTTAGATTCAAAATCTAAAAGATTAGTACAATATGTTACTATGGGTTTAGTTACTAAGAGTCCAGAATTGGAAAGATATATTAGAGAAATAGAAGAATTACCTGATAATACAGGTGATAGTAATGCGTAAGGATTGGACCGACTCCATTAAAAAATTAGTTATATTAAATAGTAAAACTGGTAAGTTAGTTCCTATGGGTAATCTACAGGTTTTATTTTCAAAAAAAGAATTAGAGTTAAGTCAAGGTGATTATGCTTATTTATCTGCAGATAATAATATTTATGCCTTATCTAAAATAAATAAACCTTATGTTGTTAATAAAGAATATATTGGTAAAAATATTCCTTTTTTTAAATTAACTTCTAAAGATTTTTCAAAATTAGACGATGGAGAATATTTTATTTATCCTTTTGAAGTTATGGAATATTATAAAAGTAAATATGTTTTGTATGATAGAGAAAAATATCCTGGAACAAATATAGTTATATCTAATTACGAATTACCTTTAGACTCAGATTCAAAAAAAACATTTGAAGAATATTCTAAAGATACTGTTAGATTTGTTGTAAATAGTGCTAATGTTGATGATACTGTAGATTTATTGAATGTTCTGTTTAATGAACAAATAAGAGAACATTCTGATATAGAATTTTCTATATCTTTAGTTCCTAAAAATACTTCTGTAGTTACATTAAGTGAATTAAAAGATAATGTTGAATTATCTATATATGATATGATGTTTATATACCCTAGAGGTATAGTTTCTAAGATTGTAAAGAATGGGCATATAGTTAAATTATATTCTAAAGAACTTGGAGATATATCATCAAAAGTACCTAAAATTATAAAAGAAGCAAGCCATATACCATATAATAAATTTATAGGTGATTGTTTTTTATGTTATAATAATATGTCTATTACAACTATAAAAAATATGATTAATAATGATGAGGTATTAGACGATGCAACCTTAGTATTATTTGATAGTAGTTATGCAGATGAGAATTTGGAATATGAATTACCTAATTCAAGATACCAAAAAATAAAACCTTGTGCTTTGGGTACAAATAGATTTAAAGTTGTGGGATTAGGTTCATCATATAGTTCAGAATTGATGGATGATTTGTATGAACATACTAATACAGGTATTATAGTTTTATCTGGAAATTATATAAATGGAAAAAAATATATAAAGACCAAAGGAATAGAGTATGTTACTTCGGTAGAAAGTGTATCAAAAAAACATAATTCATATATAGTAACAACAAATTTAGGTAGTGTTACTGCCAATGTACCTTGTGTTGATGGTGGGACAGTTATATTAAATGTAGGAGAATCTGTTTTTGAATTTATAGATAGTGGTTATAATGGAGAATACAAACAAAGAAAAAGTTAGAGAAATAGTTAAATTAACTCAAGATGGTTGTTTAAGACGTGAAATATCGGACATAGTCGAAGTATCTCCAAAAACTGTTTACAAATATCAAAAATTATACAACTTAATCTAATTTTAATTGAATTTAATACAAATCAATATAAATGTAAACGATAATCTGTTTTTTATGGTTGAAAATAAAAATAGTAAAAAACTTACTGATATATTATCTAATTTAGAGTTACCTTTTGTATTAAAGGATAAAACTGTTATGGCTCCTGGTATATGGAATAAATATCTATATACTCAAGATGAAATAGAAAAGTCTTACAAATGTACTGATTGGGAAAATCCTCAAGTTTTAGCATATTATCTAAACCATGAGGACAATGAAGCAGACAAATGGATTGGGTCAGTATCTAATCCAAAATATATTCCTCAGAGTGGAGAAATAATTGCTGATGTATTAATATTTGATTTAAATGAAGCTATAAAAGCATCATTAGGGAATCAAGACTTTGGAATTAGCCCCAAAGTAGCAGGAAAAGCAGTTAATGGTCAAATGAAGGACTTTGTTTTTAAGAATTTTTCGCATGTTGTTGACCCTGCGGTTAGACTTGCGACAATAAGTAATTCAGAAATAGAAGAAGGTATAACTATGGTTGTTGAACAGATGAGAGATTGGGATACATCTTATGTTAATGATTTACCAGATTCTGCTTTTGCAGTAATTGAAAAAGATTATCTTGAAGGTAAAATACAAGATAAGAATGCAAGACATTTACCTTATAAAAATAAGGAGGGTAATGTTGATTTGCCTCACTTAAGAAATGCATTAGCTAGAGTAAATCAGATTGAACCTATTGGTCAATCAGAAACAAAGGATGATTTAATTAAAAAAGCTATGGATGTATTAGAACCTGTGGCTAAAGAATACTTGAAAACACATCAAGAAGAAAATAAAATGGATGGTGATAAATTGGAATCAAATACAGAAGTAAAGAATGCTGAACCTAGTCCAGCAGAACCACAAAGTACTCCTGCTGAACCAAGTAAACCATCAGTTAGTTTGGATGAAGTTATGAAAAAGTTAGATGAAATTTCTAAGACACAAGAAGCTATTGCTTCATTTTGTTCTAAGATGGATTCTATGTTTTCAGAAATGGAAATGGCATGTAAGCCAAAGGAGAAAACTATGGCTTCGGCAGAACCTAGTGTAGCTTCTACTGAACCAACTGAAGTTAAAAATTCAGCACAGGAAGTTAAACCAGAAGTTTCTGAAGTAAAAACAGAATCTAAATCGTTGGTTGAACAAGAATTAAAATCTAAAAAAATAGAATTAGAAAATAATGTTAGTTATACTAACAAAGGAACAAATTCAGCAGACAAAGGTATGCTTAAATTTTTACAAGGTAGGTTATGAGGTGAAATATAATGATAAAAGATGAAATTTTAACAATTCAAGAATTGACTTCGGGTGATACAACTACATCTGAAACTAGAGGTTCAAGTGCAACAACATATGCTTTAGAACCAGCTCAATGGTTAAGCGAAATTATGAGTAATGTAAGAAATAGATGGTTTTTTACAAATGCTATTGACCAATATGATTTAGTTGAAGGTCAAAAAGATTTAGTAGTGCCTATAAGAAAGAAATATCTAACGACTAGTGATTTTGCAAATTCATATTCTGCAGGTGCAGCAATAACAGCAACTAAATTAAATAATTTAGATGGTATAAGATTAACTCCTGCTCCAGATGCACAATTAATATCTATAGAAAATTATGCAATAAAAACAAATGCAGTTAATTTAATTAAAGCTGCTAAAGAAGAATTAACTAACTACGCTTCAGAAGTTGTTGAAACTGCTGTTGCTACTGCATTGAAAGCTGCAACAATGACTACAAGTACAGTTTCAGGTGCTCAATCATTATATGGTGGAGATGCTTATACTGATGCTACTTTAGCTGCTGGTGATATATTAACTCCTGAAATGATTTCTCAAGCTAGAACTTACTTAATGAGTACAAAAGCTTATTATTGGAATTCAAGTACAAAGACTTTATGTTCAAGCAGTAAAAATGCATGGGTATCAGAACCTTCAGACCCTTTTGTATTATTTGTTTGTCCTGAAGTTGCACATAAATTAAGAATTGACCCTCAATTCATTGATGCTTCAAACTACGGTTCAAATGAGGTAGTTTTAACTGGTGAAATAGGTAAATTTGTTGGTGTTAAAGTAATAGAATCAATTTATGTACCTACAGTTGCTGCTGGTGGAACTGCATTTGATGGTGGTTCAGTAACTACTGTTGCTGTTGCAAGATGTTTAATGATAAAACCTAAGAAAGCCGCTGCTATCGCATGGGGTATGAAACCAAGCTTAACAATAAATCCATTCCCTAGAGAAGCAAGTACAGATTTAGTTTTAGAATTAACATACCAAGCGAAAGTAATTTACGACGATGCTGTTGTATTTATGGATGTTGCTTTAGAGTAAATCTAAAGTTGGAAGGGGTTTACTCCCCGACCCTTCCAAGTTTTTGCTCTTTTTTACAAAAGAGTGGTTATGGTAGGTGGATAATTAGGGTGATAATATGGGAATTATGATTAGAGGATATGACCAGAATAGTCAATCAAGAGATATTGATGTAAGAACAATGACTACTGGAGATAGTGCTTTTTTTACTTATGTTCATGGAAGATATATGTTATCTCCTGGAACTTTAAATGATGGTGATGATACTTATTTAACATTTGATAATGCTAGGCGATTAAGAGTTATGGCTAAGATAGATACTCCTATTAATTTATCAACTGGTGATGTTACCGTTGATGCATTTATATTATCTGATGCTACAACACATGCGGACGCAACTGCATTTATAGATAGTGAAAGTTTAACTGGTAAAACTATTTATTATTTGGGTGTTGGGGGATATGATAAAACTGGAGATAAGTTTTATGCTTTTCCATTTAATGTTAACGATGCCGCTTATGGTTCAACTAATTTGAATATACCTGTTGGTGGAAAGTATATTGCATCTTTGCCAACTTATACTGATGGTGATGCAGTACCATTTAGTTTTACGGTTAATGGTAAATTGTTAACAGATTTAAGTTCTGTAGCAGGTACTGCAACAGTTACTGCTGGTGTAAATGGATTATTAGCTATCGGTGGAAATGTAGCTCATGATGATGTAGATACAGGTTACCCAATAAAAATGGGTGGAAAAGCAAGTACAACAAAACCAAGTGCAGTAGCAAATGGAGATAGAGTAAATGCTTACCTTGATGAGTACGGAAGACCACATGTATTTAACGAAAGTGGAACAACTGTTTTACCCGCTAATTATGTTAGTCCAACAGATGGAACTGCCGTATTTACAAGTAATGTAACAATAACTTGTAGTGGATTCCCTTTTACTGTTGATGATGCGAATTGTACAATTTCTTATGTTCAATATAAACCAACAGGCGGAGTTTGGCAATTCCCATTTTCCAATGGTGTAAATGGTGTTAGTATATCTGCGAGTGCAAATGTAATAACTGTTGCAGGTGCGGGGACTCCTTTTGTTTCAGGAGATACTTATAGAGTTGGGATAAGATACCAAGATAAGTCCTATGTTGTAGCAACAAACTCAACAAGAACAACTGAAGTTAATCCACTAAACACACAAGTCTTAGAAGAAAGTTTAGTTGATACTACCAATGTTGCTGCTTCACAACAATGGTATCCATCGTCAGCAGGAATGGCAATGTTAGGGTATAAGAATTTATCGTTAACTGGTAAATATATTGAAGGTGATGCAGTTACTTCTACAATAACTGTTTGGGCAATGAATGATGAAGATACAACTAATGGAGATTGGATACAGATATATGGTTATGATTCCAAAAATAATACCTTTGTAAATAGTTTATCTCAGGTTAATGCTGGAACCTTAACTTTTGCTTGGGATTTTGATAATTTGAATTATAAATATGTAAGAGTTGGATTATTACCAGGAGATGCAACAAATACAGCAATTATAAAGAGTAGAAGAACTGCATTGTGAGGTGATTGATATGAATCCAAAACAAACAAGAAAAGTAAACTTAGCAGGCGGTCAAGATTGGACAGTTGATGTTTTAGGTGTAAATAAAGCTAAAGTAGATACAACAGGTACTAATACTTTGGCGTTATTTCCATTAACTTCTGATGGTGGTGCAGTTGGTTCAACTTCATTGATGTGGTCTGATATATTCTTAGCAGATGGTGGAGTAATTAATTGGAACAATGGTTCAGTTACTTTGACTGAAGCAACGGGTTCATTAACACTTGCTGGAGCAGATTATATTATTACTCATACAGGTAGTAATACTAACTCTAAGAAATTACAATTAATTTCTAATAATGGCGGAACATTACAGACTGCGAGCTTACAAACTATGTATGGTGCTGACCCTTATTTGAGATTAAGTGTGCCAAATGATTCTGGGGTAGAAACGAGTATAATTGATTATCACGATACCGTTATGGCATTTGTTACTGACAATACAGTAGATATTGGTGCTTCTGGTGCAAATAGACCTAAGAACTTATTTTTGTCAGGAAATAGTAATGTTGCTGGTAATAGTACAATAAGTGGTGCACAAACTGTTAAAGTTACAGATGTAAATGCCGCAACTTATGATTTAACTACTTCAGATTATATTTTATCAGTATCTTATACAGGTACTGGTGCAGTGACAAGTTTAACTTTGCCAACAGCACAAATGATTTCTGGCAGAGTTATTGTAGTTAAAGACGCAGGATTAAATGCAAGTGTTAACAATATTACAATAGATACTGAAGGTGCAGAAAAGATAGATGGGCAAGATACTTATGTTATGTCTTCCGATGGAGAATCTATAACATTATTTGCAACTGCGACTGGATGGTATATTATTTAGGTGATTAAATGGATGAAAAGATAAAAAGCGAAATGAAATCAATTATAATATCTGAATGGGACAAATATGAATTAAAACAAGAATTAGCTAAAATGGTAGAATACGGATATATCTTTGGTCCCTATGCTAATAATTTGCATTTCAATATAGATGAAATTTGGGAAATTGTCAAAGAAGTAGAAAGTGAAAAAAATCCAGTTATAGAATTAATAGAGTGAAATGTATGAGTCAGATATTCAAGAAGTATTATAATAATTGTATTGGTTGGTGGGACTTGCGAGATGGAACAGTCACATCTAAAGCGAGTAATGGTACAATAGGCACATTTAATGGAGACACAAAACCAATACAAAATATAAATAATGGTTTACAAGTTAATAGAGAACGAGCTTCTTGGACTATACCACAAAGCATTTCATTTGGAGATTTAGCAAGTTGGGATTTTGGAACAGGAGATTTTACAATCCACTTTATTGTTAAAAGTAATAATTTATCTACAAGTGCAGGGAATTGTGTATGTAAGGATACAAATTCAGGGATTGGAAATGGAATATTAATATTTCAAAATGCATCTTTTTGGCAATATTGGAATGGCTCATCAAGTATAACTATTGGTACTGCTCAAACAAATCTAATGTCGGTAACAATTGTTAGAACAAGTAATGTTATTACAGGTTATATCAATGGTATATTGACTTATTCTGCTGGCGGAACAGATACAAGAACATTATCTAATGCTCAGCCATTAACATTTGGTTCTGCAAGTGCATCAGTTTATGGAAATTCATTTGTAGGCTGGATTTCATTTTTGGCAGGGTTTAATCGGGCTTTGACTTCAAGCGAAATAGCTCAATTACACGCCGAGACAATAGATTTAAAACATGTAAGTAAAGTACATAGTCATAGTTACTTTACAAATAATGGCGATACAAATGGCGTTATTGTAGAATTAAATAATGAAATAGTAAATAATGTATGTAATCCAGTTGTTGGTACAAGGTCTGCAAGTGCAGTAGGACAAGTAGTTAGTGAATATATGTCACTTGGAAAATCAATAAATATACCAAATGCTACTTCTTATCTTAGTTTTGGAACAACAGATATAATACCAAATGTTTGTTCACTTGAAATGTATGTAAAAGCTTCAACAACTGGCACTTATTTATTTTCAACATATAGTTCTGCAACTTATTGGTTAACCGCAATTATTGCAGGAAATGTTTTGCAAGTACAAACAGCAAGTGGGGCTGGAAATTCATATAATTATGCAACTGTTTATGTTCCAGATGGAAAGTGGCATCACCTTGTAATAAACAGAAATGGAAATGACAAAGCGAATATGACTGTTTATTGGGATAATGTTTTGCAAACTGGTATTGCTTCAGGAAATGTAGGAGACAATGCAGTATGTAATTCAATAGGACATAATACTGCAAGTACAACAATGAGCATCAAAAATTTTAGAATCTTAAATAGATTACAGGCACCACAAGAAATAGATAATAATTATAAAAGATTTAAAACTGTATTCTCAACTAATAATAGAGTAAAGGTTACAAGTACAGATGAGGGTGGCGTAGTGGGAGCTTATTTATCTGATACACCTTTCCAATTTGGAGATACTGCTGGTAGATGGGCAATAACTACAGATTCAATTCAAGGCGTACCTGTTAAGGTTATAAAACAAACAGCATTAGGATGGAACTCATTATATATTCCAACTACATTATTATTTCAGAATACAAATGTTGCTGCATTTGGTTCTTGGGAATTTTGGATGAAAAAGCCAGCAGGTGCAGATATCAGGATCTATCTTATATCCAAAAATGCAGGTGGTGGATATTCAGGAGGAAACCAAAGTTATTGGTTTGGTTTTAATTCTTTAGAAAATTGTATGTTGGTTAAAGACACAACAGGATTGGCAGTAAAAGGCACTGGTACTTATACTCCTAATACCTGGGTTAAAATTAAAATAACAAGAACGATAGCAGGCATATTCTCAATATACTTAGATGATATATTAATGAGTACTACAACAGGGTCAAATCCAGTTACAGATACAACATATACTACTTCAAATTATATTATGATTGAAGGAAGTCAAAATACATTATGGGCATATAGTGATGCAGAGGGTAATAAATCAATATTTAAAACAACACCATGAATATACTAAAGGCGATAATATGACAGGAGATTCAGGGATAAATATGGCGGTATTTAATGAATTTAAAGAAGGACTCAATAAAAGACTAGATACAACTGACGGAAAAATAGACAAAGTAGATAAAAAAGTAGACATATTACATGATAAAGTAAATAGCTTAGAATTGAAAGTAATTGAGTATCGTACTGAAACACGACAATTTAGAAATGAATTTGACCAGAATACTAAAACGAAATGTTACAATCATGATAAACTTATTGAACAATTAAGAGATAATCAAATAGAAATGAAAACAAAATTAAATATGGAAACTAACGAAGACATAAAGGTCTCTTTGGGTAAGCGAATAATAAATAAAGTATTGCCTAAAGATTGGAAATTTATTTTAATTACCGCTATAATAGTTACAGGGATAGTATTAATAACTCTAGGAATATTTACTGATGTTTTGGGATAATATGAAGGTATTAATTTTATCTGGAGAGTGTGCTGATAAAATAGGAGAACTTGAATATGAAGCCGACTATGACCATTTAAGTTCGGTTATGCTTGATGACAGAATAATTTATGTTAAAAAAACAATATTAAGAAAATTAAGTGATAACGATGGCTAGTGTACGAGAAACAGGCAATCACAAAGATTATATAATAAATAAATTAGAAGAATATGCTAAATTAAAAAGTAAATTTGTGTATTGTGGACATTTCCATGAAGAAATAAATGGAACTAATTTTAAAGCGCTTGCAAGTACAGGATATAACCTAAAGTATTATTTGATTGATGAATTTTTAGTTATTCCAGATTTACATTATAATCTTGCTGAAACAAATGATGGGTTTAAACAATTTGATTTTGCAGTTAATGGTAAATATAAAAGAGTTATATTTTTAGGAGATACTTTTGATTTAATACTTTTAGATGAGAAAGATATTTTAAATGATAAACGATTTTGGTTGACTATGGATTATTTAAATGCAATGGAAATACCTGTTTTCTTTGTTGTTGGCAATCACGATATTAATCTATGCAAAGGAGAAATACACAAGAAATTATTAACTTACAAGAATGTATCTATTGTAGACGAATTGGAAAGCGATAAATATATTTTTATTCACGGACAAATCTTTGAC